TGTTTGCGAAAGATTAACCCACTCATGCGTAAGCATAAAGTTGCTCTGGTCATCATCAACCAGATTAGGAATAAAGTGGGTGTGATGTATGGGAGCCCTGACACTATGGCTGCTGGTGGAAAATCATTAGAGTATTACCTTGGCGTAAACTTAAAATGTATTTCAAATAAAACTAGCGACCTGCTTAAGGACGATCACAAAAGAGTTACGGGGATTAAGGGTACGGTCAGGAACACAAAGAACAAATGCTCTGTACCTTTCAGGGAGTGCGAGTTTGAGCTAATGTACAACGAGGGCCTCAACGCCTACGCTGGGACATTGAAGCATCTGGAGGCAGATGGGATGGTCGAGAGGAACGGTGCATGGTATACCGTAGCAGGAACGGGGAAAAAGTTTCAATCAAAGGAGTTCGAAACCCTGCTTCTGGACCCCAAGACCGAGGGTTTTGAGGAACTTCACAAATTTTTTGGGGTTTAGGGTTGTAATTAATCTCTGAACGGGTATAATAGGGCGAACCAAACGGAGGTACTACCTATGACAGATGACAAATTCTTTGACGAACTTTCGACCCTCATCAGCGATGCGTTTGATGGTGTGTTCGGTCGTTCAACACCCAAACCTAAAGTAACTAAACCCGCTCCTAAGAAGGAGCAACCCAAGACTGATTCATTATACGAGTCTATCGAGGATTATACTGCTAAAACTGGTAAGCGATTCCGCATGACCAAAGAGCAGAAGAACCTTGGACTCAGCCGTGATGAAGCCTTTTTCCTAACCTACGGAGACAAAAAATGATTAGAAACGAAGAACTACTACGCACTTACGCTCCCGCTGCTTTTGCTACGGAGCCCGAAGATGGACAGGTATCCAGCCGATACTCTTTCCTCCCCACTACCGACATCCTTGAGATTCTTCAAGATGAGGGCTGGACTGCTTGGAAAGCCCAGCAGGTAAACCCTCGCAAGTGGAGCAAGGGTCACGCCAAGCACATTATCCGTCTCAAGCACGAAGACCTTGATACGAAATCCTTTGGCGTTGGAGACTCCTTCCCTGAGATGCTTCTTATGAATGCACACAACGGGACTGGCTCTTACGATCTTATGGGAGGTATCTTCCGTATGGTCTGCTCTAACGGCATGGTGATCTCTGAGAGCGACTTTGGCAAGATTCACATCCGACACATCGGATTTGAGCCTAAGCAGGTTGTGGAGGCTTCTAGGGAGCTTATTATGAACGCTTCTAAGGTCGCTGACAAGATCGACTCTTGGCAGAATACTGAGCTTACTGAGCGTTCTCGCATGGACTTCTTTACGGATGCTGCTAAGATCCGTTTCGAGAACCCTGATGAGGGTCTGATTCGGGACATGGCTACTGTTCGCAGGGAAGCTGATCGTGGAACTGACCTCTGGAGGACTTTTAATGTTGCTCAAGAGAACCTCATTCGTGGGGGTTTCCTTAACGGTTCTACTCGTCGCAGAGTGCGTCCTCTTACTTCCATTCAAAAAGATGTGAAATTTAACTCACAACTTTGGGATTTGGCTAGTACATATAGTGAGAGTATTTCTCTCAACTAATTCCTAGGGAGGGGAGTTTCCCCCGTCAACTCCCCTCCCGTTTTAACTTTGTACTAGCATGGGCAACTATGACATGAGAGGAAAATACGATTTCCGAGAACCCTTAATGGCTGAAGACAACGGCATGTATATTACTGCCGCACAGATGCAATTTTTTCTAAACAGGCCGCATGGTGAAGATAAATTTACTAAGGCTGATGACGATTTTATAAAGTATTACAAGAACTGTTGTTTGTATAATATTGTTTATGACATGATGGAAGAGGATGAGAAATGTGCGACCATGTATTGGGATAGCACAAACGAGTCTGTGGCTTTATCTTTTAATATACATGGAAAGGTGGCTAAGGAATTAGCGAAAGTGGCTGACATCTCAGATGAAGACGATTATGATGATCCAGAGCATCCCTTTGGAATTATCGAATAGTTATGGGGAAGTCTAACAAAAAGCGGTCTGAGTATAAAACTCCGAAAGATTTGAAGGAGGGGTTTAAAAACAAAAGCCGACAAGTTAACCAACAATTCAGTCGTAGGGCCTATAATAGCTTGGAGAACGACAAATTTGAAGCCGATGAGTATGAAGATTACTCTGGGGATTTAAATTTCGAGAAGTTCACTAAGCCCAATGGAAGACGTTAACTACCACAATATAGAAGCAACCTATATAACCGCTGAGAATGTAATCTCTCAAGATCTTGCCGATGTTCTGATTGAGCTTGTGGATGAACGGGGAAAAAGATCTGATTGGTCTTATAACCCCGATTGCCTAGAGTATCAGATAGCGAATCCTTTTGCTAAAATCAGAACGGAGCAAGACGAGAGAATCTCTGGACTCTTACCCGAACTTTTTACTTTGGGTGAGAGTTTTCTGCGTACATTAAACTCAGCATTTCAAAACACTATATGTGATATTGTAACAGGCTACCATGGCTTTTGGGTTCTGAAGTACATGCAGAACGGTAAGTTTGAAAAGCATTGCGACTGGGATTCAAGCTATAAGGGAATATCTCCTCCGATTGTTGGGACAGTTTGCATCCCGCTCAACGATAATTACCGAGGAGGCGAGACTCTAATCTATAATAATCGTGGAGGCCAAAACTTCGTACCCAGAAATAAGCTTTCTGCTCTCGTTTGGGACGGTTGGACTCAGCACAGTATTGCTCCTATAACACAGGGCGAGCGATATGTTTTAGTATTACATTACACAGGAACAGCGAAATGAAATGGCTATGGGGTGAGAAAAAGGAAAAGAGTCCTCTTAACTTTGCGGCTGAGACTGATGAGAACTCAGTAATTAGAACAAAGGTGAAGGTACAGTACGAGTTGGATATTGAGTATCCTGCAAAAGAAAATATCGCACAGGTTTTGCGCGATGTACAGCATGACATGAAGCTCCCTGCGGGAGTCACCTTACATGATGGAGATATACTTCACATTGAAGTGTATAGAGGTTAATTATGATTTTTGACGATATGGAGATGTCCTGGAAACCCTTCGGTTTGACCATGACCTATGAAGATTTTGACGATTTACTCTCATGGTATATTGATAATATGCTCGTAGAACAACTAAATACTATGGAGGATAATACAAATGCCATCAAATTACGTCCCTAAAAACTCACTCCTCGGACCAACAAGAGTCCAGAGGATTGCAAAGAAACTTATTGACGAAGCGGCTGAGGATAGACAACTTGCTCTAGATGCTCATCGTTTCTTCCGACAAATGGTAGACGAGAACCCACAAGATGCAGCTTCAAAAGGTCTAATGGTAGACGCTCTTAAAGTAGCACAGGCATCTAAGAATAATGTGGTTAAAATCTTAAACCTTGTCGTTAAAATGGAAGAATCAAATAACACAGCAACTAAGAATTCCAAAGGCCCCGAAAACTCTGTATTCACAGAACTAGACAATTTGTTAAATGAGTAGAAAAAAAACTTACCGAGTCGTATCAGAAGAACTAAACCTTGTCCTTTTTGTGAAGGGCTTCTCACTAGACCAAGAGCAGAAATTATACAATAGTGTAAGAGACAAGATTAAAACTGCTGAGGCTCCGATTAGCATCGAGTCTTATAAGAATTTTATTGTTAAGAAGTTTCTGATCGACTCGGAAGCATTCTTCGATCAGATCCCAGACGATCTGGATGAGATGATTGAAGCAGTTGATTCTGCTTATAATGCCATCGTAGAAATGTACCCACCGTTTGCCTTGGAGTTCGTATGCCAAGATCTTAACACCGATACGTTCATGTCTGGGGTAAAGGGTAAGTTTCTTAAGCACTTACAGCAGCAACTAGGGGCAGAACCCCTTCCCACGCAAACTGAACCGATTGCTTTGTCTTCTATTGAAGATATTCTTCATGTAGAAGAGCATCTTAAGGAGAACATCATTGGTCAGCGTGGAGCTATTAACAGTCTAATCAACTCTCTGAAGTTAATGGCTTCGGGCTTAACTAAGCACTCCTCCTTTTTATTCGTCGGACCTACAGGAGTAGGAAAGACACAGTTAGCCAAACTACTAGGAGAAAAGTTTAGTAACAACTTTTATAAGATTAACTGTGCAGAGTATGCTGGAGGTCATGAGTACGCAAAACTTATCGGATCTCCTCCAGGTTATGTTGGGCACACAGAGAAGAGTCTTCTGGCTGAGAAAGCGGATCAATCTAATCGCTGGGTCTTTTTGTTCGATGAGGTAGAGAAGGCTCACCATAAGCTGTACGATTTCTTGCTATCTCTTCTTGATGATGGGACTTGCACAGATAATCTAGGAACTGTACTAGACTTTAGTGAGTCCATCTTTATCTTTACATCTAACCAAGGAGTTGGGGATATCAAGAGAGAGGCTGTAGGGTTTAATCGAAAGGATGACGAGGTTACTCAAGAGGTATCCTCTGAAGTTATTCGTGGATCTATTAAGAACCACTTCAGTCCCGAATTTTTAAACAGATTAGACGAACTGGTATTATTCAATACTCTGACTAGATCAGAGGTGCGTCAAATTACTGAGTTGCAATTAGAGAACTTACCTATTGTTCCCACAAAAGCATTGCTAGATTATATTGTTGATGGAGGCTATTCATTAGAGTACGGAGCGCGAAATATTGAAAGATTTATCAAGAACAATGTTTCAGTTCCCATTGCAGATGCCATCCTGAATAAGCTAGTTCCCAAGAAGGACGGCGCGTACTATAAGCCTAGGATAACTAAGGGTGAGGTAAAGATCGTAGACGTTGAAAAATTTCAGACATCTTCGCTCTAAATCCTGCTGACCTGAGTATAATAGAACCTAGGGCCAAGAGCCTACAGGAGAAACTTATGTACGAATTTGACATGATTAAGAACATCAGAGAGTTGTTTAAAGATACTATCTTTGCTCATCCTGATGATATTAAAAAAGCCATTAAGGCTACCACACCGAAGAAGGGGAAAAAGAAATGAATGAACTTAATGAAAAGTATCTAGCTAGAATGCTAGAGGGGGCCGAGCAAGGTCTGGACCAAGTGGATACTGCGGTTGAACAAATTAATGGTCAACTGGAAGCCATGATGGAGCAGAGGGAGGAGATGGTTACTGCCGTTGCTGAACTCAAAGATCTTTTGGGGCTAAAGGATGAAGTTACAGAAGACGCTGAAGAAGCCTCTACTGAAAAAGCTGCGGAAGAGGCTTAGAAGCGGAGAGTAGCGCAGCTTGGTAGCGCACCTGCTTTGGGAGCAGGGGGTCGTAGGTTCAAATCCTATCTCTCCGACCATTCCCAGATAGCTCAGTTGGTAGAGCATTCGGCTGTTAACCGAAGGGTCCGAGGTTCGAGTCCTCGTCTGGGAGCCAAGGGGGTGTAGATCAATTGGTTAGATCGCCAGCCTGTCACGCTGGAGGTTGTGGGTTCAAGTCCCATCACTCTCGCCATCCAAGGGACGGTAGCCCAATAGGCAGAGGCAATAGACTTAAAATCTATCAAGTGTGGGTTCGAGTCCCACTCGTCCTACCAAGCACTCGTAGCTCAGTTGGATAGAGCATCGGATTTCTAATCCGAGGGTCACAGGTTCAAGTCCTGTCGAGTGTGCCACTATAATACATTGTGAAACCCTACAACATGAGGAAGAGTCTGTTTCCCTCAGACTTAGTACCCGTTCTGAACATAACGCTATGTTTGTAGGGTTTCACACTTTTAAATAAATTATGTACGAATATAAAATAAAATCAATAGACCACTTAGTCGATGGTGATACGTTCGACTGCACCGTAGACCTGGGATTTAATATCTCACACAAGATCCGAGTCAGGATGTATGGAATTAATACACCAGAGAGCAGGACTAGGGATTTGGAAGAAAAGGCCAGAGGATTAGCAAGCAAGGAACGCCTTCACACTCTCCTCTCTAGTGGATTTCTAGATGATAATGGCCTTGTCCTTGTCACAAATAAGAAAGGCAAGTATGGCAGGTATCTTGGTACGGTTTATCGTCAACGCAAGAGCGGTGAAGAGCAACTTAATATTAATCAACAACTAATCGAAGAAGGCTTTGCAGTAGAATACTATGGCGGCAAAAGATAAACTAGATCAAACTTACATGAGGATGGCAGAAGAACTTGCCCAATTATCATATGCACAAAGAAAAAAGGTTGGCTGTCTCGTTGTTAAAGACACACAAATCATCTCTGAAGGATACAACGGTACACCGAAAGGGTTCGATAACTCCTGCGAGTATGTTAACTATGTGGATGAAATGTACACAAAGGAAGAGGTTCTTCACGCAGAGTCTAATGCGATTACAAAGCTCGCTCGTAGCACGAATAGCTCTTCTGGGGCTACTCTTTACTGCACTCTGGCTCCTTGTTTCCAATGCGCTAAACTAATTATTCAATCTGGGATTGAGCGAGTAGTTTACAAAGATATGTACGCAAAAAATGGTTTAGCCCTACTAGATAAAGCTGGGGTAAATGTTACTCAATTGAAGGAGAATTAATCATGAAAAAGTATTTAACAGAAAAGAACCTTATGTGGGCTGTTATCGCAGTCCTCGCAGCATTGGTGTTGACCTCTTGTGGGCCAAGCGATTGCTGTGGTGAAGAGGCGCGTTTCCAGAAAGGCATGAAAGCTAGAATGGAGATGGCAAAGAAAGGTATGCGTGGACGTATGCAAGGCCAAAGAAGAGGTTCAAAAGGTGACACAGGCGAAGGAGCTTGGGTTACGAGAGAAGCATTAGTAGACGGCGAAAAGAAAGGTCGCAGACGCGGCCCTAAAGACGCTGAGTAAATGTTTTACAATACATCCCGCTTTCCCTTTGTGGAAAAGCTCGAAGGTAATTGGGCATCGGTCCTGACCGAATACCTGCAATTAAAGACAGGGACGATCCCCTACTTTGAGACTGATCTATACAGAGGGGAGTGGGATGTATTTCCATTTATGTTCTTTGGTGACGTTGACGAGGATCGCTGTAAACTGTGCCCCAAAACATGGGAGTTGGTTAAAGACATTCCTGGGTTACAGACCGCAGCGTTCTCAGTTCTCCGCTACCAGACTGACATCTCTCCCCATAGGGGATTCACCGATAAAGTATTACGCTGCCATCTAGGTCTTCTCACGCCTTCTAACGGGCTGCTAGTGGTGAAGGATGAGCCGAGGCGATGGGAAGCAGGAAAATGTCTAATTTTTGATGATACTGAGGAGCATTACGCCTATAATCATAATGTGAGCAAGGATCGTGTAGTGCTTCTATTAGACTTCGACAAACCATGAAAGAACTCAAACTCCATTTGGAAGAACAGATAACGAAGTGGACGCATATCTTAAACTCACATTATGAAACGGACTCTGGAGAATCCTTAGAGGAGTATGCCAAGGGACGATTAACAGCTTACATAGAACTACTATCCAAAATTAAGAAAGATGAATCAGACAGAAAAAAAGAAGAAGCGCGACGAATTGCAAGTGAAGTACGAACGAATGATGGAGGCGCACACTAAAAAGAGCCATGTTGGAAGTGAAGGAGCCCACATGGATTCTGCAAATGCGTTGAAAGCCCTCTACAATGAGATTTATGAACTTTCATTGGAGATTGGTGATCCTGTTCCGATCTGGTTTTAATGAAAATAGCTAAGAACATTTTTCTACTGCCTTCTGTAGTCTCTGATCAGGACTGCGATACTCTCGTAGATTCTATCGAGGACAGGTGGTGGGACTTGGGACCAGAGCCTGTTGATGGTCTACCCTTATGGCAAACCAAAGCTATGGGTAGGCATCAATGCCCTGAAGTGCTGTACCAGTTTTCTAGAATGCTGGCTATAACTTATCTGATTGATAAGATTCATGAGCTAACAGGTTTCAGTAAAGCAAAACTACTGTCTAGTGAGTTTTGGCCTTTCATGAGGAAGTACCAGACTGGCAACAAGGGAAGAGATTCTTTTAAACTACATCCCGATCCCACTTACTTTACCGCTATCATACTACTCACAGATCCGTCCGAGTTTGAAGGTGGAGACTTTATAATTAAGAAGAGTTTATTTCAGGCAGCAGAGCCTGTGAAGATGAAGAAGGGAGATTGTGTTATCTTTAAGGGTAGCAAGAAGCATGGAGTGGAGAAGGTGACCAAGGGTGTTCGTCACTCACTTAATATGTTCTTCTGGGACAGCGATGACGAGATTAAAGTTTACTTACAGGACTAATCATGGCTATAAATACTTTCATACACCATTGTGCTAAGGGAATGCTCGATACTAAAGAGCTTCCTTTGGACTTAAGAAACTACTTAGACGATGTAGAGATCTATGCCAATCTTATGGATGGAACCATAGCCTCTCGTCAGGTAGTGGCTGTAGCCTTAGCCACTTATAGGCGCATCCGCAAGATAGAGAAGAACTTAGAAATAGTTGATTGGAACAACTTAATTAAAGATGAAGAATAAATTTAGTGAATTAGCAAACGGAGTATCTAATGTTGTCGCAGCAAAGCAAGCGGCATACGGAGATTCTTTTGGAAAGAGTGGAGAGTGTCTTAGGCAAATGTATCCTGACGGAATCCACCCAGACCAGTACGATGATCTCCTTACTGTGACGAGGATTCTGGATAAGCTATTTAGGATTGCTAACAACCCTACTGCATTCGATGAGAATCCCTATCAGGATATCGTAGGTTATGGATTACTAGGAATGAAGAGACACTCTAGCAGTTCCACTTCTTCAGAGAAAGGCTGAGACGATCCTTGCCTGTGTTGTTACTGGCTTTCTGTCTCTTTCTCATGCCACTCATGCGAGCGCAGAAAGACTTCCTTCTGTTTGCTGCCTTGCTGCCCTTCTTTAACTTGGAGGGCTTAGTGGTAACAGCAGTCTTTAATTTAGATCCAGGGTTTGCAGCACGGTAGGAGGCTACACCTTTTTTGTTAAGTCCACCTTCAGGGTTCTTTCCTTCACTTCTTTGCCAAGCAGCAGACTTGGCTTCGCTCACTTTAACACAGGAACCTTTAGAGTAAGGAGTGCTACCTTTCTTTGCCTTATAACCAGACCAGCAACGACCTTTCTTCTCTGCAATTAATCTACCAAAGGTGTGATAAACGCTCTCGTTCTTCTTTTTGCCTCCAGGCTTAACCTTCCCACTACACACAGCACTAGCGTACATATTCGCATAAGCTGACGGGTACACATCAAACTTTCTCTTAGCAGCAGCCTTACCTTTAGGACATAATTTACCTTCGTTCATATCAGTCTTCACATTTTTAGGTTTAGGCCCAGTATTACCAGCAGCCCTCTTTCTTCTTACAGCAGACTTCCTAGACTTCTTGCTCATACTGGAAGCCTTGGCAGATGGCACACACTTAGGATACCCACTTCTCTTCTCACCCTCAGACCGTCCACACGGTTTAAATCCACCACCCTTCTTGGGGGCTCCAATGTCAACCCACTTCTCTTTGACCCACTTGCGTAGATCTTCACGAAGTTTTTCTTTTCTAGATATTTGTCTGGACATCGGGGGCTTCCTCTGGTAGTATATAGCCATGAACATATTCGTACTAGATAAAAATCCTCGTATTGCCGCGCAGATGCATTGTGACAAGCATTGTGTCAAAATGATCCTTGAGACTGCTCAGATGCTCTCGACTGCCCATCGGGTCTATGATACTCCACAGGCTGAGAATCTTTATAAGCAAGCTCACCTTAATCACCCTTGCACAAAATGGATACGAGAGTCTGGTGCTAACTATCGCTGGGCTTGGACGCTCTACCATGAGCTTCTGGTGGAGTTCGTCAGGCGCAGGGGCAAGCACCATAAGTCTGGAGAGCTTATCCATGACCTAGCCCATACTCCTCATGGGATGCCCGAGATTGGCCTAAC